AAAAGCCTTCTAAATAGTGGCGATGGTGCTGTTGTACCAACTAAGACTATACACAGGTATTATTTTAGTGGTATACAGAGTAATATAATGAGAGTTCCCGAAGCAGAGATGGCTGAAGTGTCATTATTACCGACCTCACAATTTATAGATATCGATGGTGTTAATGTTCCTCCTTATAAGGTATGGAGGAATAAGTAATGGCTATTGTTTACGATACAAATAGATATAAAACAAAAAGTGGTAAAAAGTATTACCTATCAATAGATAATACCTTCAATAATGAAACTTATAGTGTTTATAGTTTCACTCAAAATAGTGACTTTGACAATAAAACAGGTACTTTAATGTACACTGAAAAATTGAGAGACTTAAAAAAAGGTGCTACAGATGATTTAATCAATGATAATGCAGATTTAATTGATTCATATGGGTCGATAGATTTTATGAATACTGTGAGAAATCAAATAATTAAGGGGATTACGAAATAATGGGATTTGCTGGAGACTTAGGACTAGATAATACTCTAGTACAAGATGCAATTGCTAGTCAAAATAATGAAAGTGCTAGTGTAGTGCTAAATAATGGCGTAATCCAAGGAAGAAAAAGTGGGCCTGAAAGAAGAGCGGATCAAAAAAGGATAAGAGATGATAGGAACAATGAGAATAAACCAACAAATAAAGAAGAATCAACAACTTATAAACCAAGCAAAAGAAATCTACGAAAAATAAATGGTGGTCGTGTTTTACAATATCCTATTGATATAGACATAAATCTACAAGATTACTTTGAAATGCAAGTCTTTAAATATAGATCTGCAGGAAGATTACCAGATTTAACAGACAGTACAGAAGAACAACTAGGTTCTGATAGTAAAATGGCTGGTTATAATAGAAGATATAATAGACAAAATTTCAGATTAGAAGAGTTACAATCCACAATACAAATTCCAATACCAAATTCACTTAAAGATAACAATACAGTTGGTTGGGGCCCAGAAGAAATAAGTGGTGTAATGGGACAGTTGGGTGGGCCAACAATGGAAAAACTCTTTGGTGATAATGAAAATATCGATGGTCTTCTTGGAGGAGGTATAGATGCAGCAAAGAAAACCTTTGCTAATGCAGATAAACTCTTTGGAACTACAGGCCCTCTAAAACAATTCAGAAGAAGAGCCGCATTAAACTTAATAGCTCAAGCAGCAGGTACAATAGGAGTTAATATTGATGTTGATCAAGCTGTTACTAGAATTAATGGAACGATAATAAATCCAAATATGGAATTATTATTCAGTGGGCCTTCATTAAGATCATTTACTTTTACTATTAGATTTACTCCACGTAATCCAGAAGAATCTGCACAGATTCGTATGATAATAAGAGTACTCAAACAACACTCAGCAGTTAAAAGAAATCCTAAAATAAATTCAACTGAGGTATATGCTAATGATGTAGGTAGTAACTTCCTTTTAGGAACACCAGATGTCTTTAAATTAAGGTATATTAAAGCTAAGACACAAAAAGATATTAAAGGTTTAAATAAATTTAAAACCTGTGCATTAAAAAGTGTCTCTGTTGATTATACTGGTGAAGCTGCAAGATTTGCTGCATATGATGAAGACAGTCAACCAGTAACTACTTTAGTGACTCTCAATTTCCAAGAATTAGTACCTATATATGATGAGGATTATCATGAATTTACCACCGATGATGATGTAGGTCTATAATGTCAAATTACTTCAACCGATTACCAAACTTAGAATATCCTTCTTTGTTAAAAACTAGAAGGACTAATCATGACACTATTCGTGTCAAAAATCTCTTCCGTAGAGCTAAAATACGAGAAGATTTATTTGCAAATGTTCATGAATTTGATAAGTTTGAAATTATAGGTGATGATAGACCAGATACAGTGTCAGAAGAGATCTACGGAACTCCAAACTTGGATTGGGTAATATTAATGTCAAACAATATTATTGATATTAAAAATGAATGGCCTATGACTCAATATGACTTAAATATCTATCTTAACGAAAAATACACTCAAGAACAATTAATAGATATTCATCATTATGAGACTTTAGAACTTAGAGACGGAAAAGACAGACTTATTATTCCTGCAGGACAAACTGTAGATAAAGATTGGTCTTTAGAATATTTTGATGGTACAATGCTAAGAAATACTGATCTTCTTGCTGGTGGTAGACCAGTTAGATCAGTTAGTTTCTTTGAATATGAACTAAAGAAAAATGATGAAAAGAGAAATATTAATATACTAAAAAAAGATACACTTACAATGTTTATGAAAGACTTTAAGAGAATTATGAGATACGATAAGTCCTCACAGTACGTTGATAAGAAATTAAAGAAAACAGAGAATATTAGATTAAAATAAAAAAAATCCCTGGCCATCAAAAATGACCAGAGATTTTTTTAGCGCTTTTTTGGAATTAAAAGCTGAAATAATATGGCCTACTCTTCAGCAAGCTTTTGGAAGTAACTTAGTGCATCATCCTCATCCTCATCACTACGACTTGCGACAGCAACAGGAGTTCTAGTTGGAGTACGACTTACACTTAACTCTTCTAACTCACCACGAGAAGTGTCTTCTTCTTCAATAACAACAGGAGTACTTCTCTTAGCACCAAGAACATAATCAAGACGAGTCTTCAAGTCATCATAAGACTTGAACTTATCAGTAGCAACAAGTTCCTGAAGAGAATACTCTTTCTTCCATATAGCTTCTAATGCTTCGTCATCATCTAGAAGTGGGGCTGGAGCAGCAAACTCAGAACTATCATAGTTCCAGAAACCAGCGACCTTTTTGATCTTAATCTTAAAGTCGGCACCTTGCCAAAAATCAAAAGGATTAACTGGAGTCTCATCCTCAAACTCAGGTTGCATTGCTTCCTGAATCTTGTCAAATATTTTCTTACCAAACTTGTAAAGGAATACACCACCCTCATTAGAAGGATTAGCTGGATCTTTTACAACGTAGATATTTGCATAATATGATAACTTACGTTTCTGTTTACGAGCAATTTCTTTATCTGAATCAACACCAGAGTTCCACAAACGAGAATTGTGTTCTGATACTGGATCCTTTGAACCTAACGTAGTTAATGAATTTTCCATGTACCAACCGCCAGGGCCTTGAAATGCATGAGAATACATTTTTACCCAAGGAATATCTTCCTTATCAGGTGCTGGTAGGAAACGAACGACTGCATATCCATTACCAGATTTATCAACTTCTGGTTTCCAAAGGCGATCATCGCCACCAGATGCAGTATTCATTTTTTCGACTTCTTTAACCAATTTAGATGTTAAAGAGCCAAGTTTAGATTGTTTCTTTAAGTCTGAAAAAGACATAGGATTTTTTTAGATTTTTTTAGATTAGGGGTGGGAGGTTGGATTCCTGTATTACCAACAAGAGGAGGGCATTACTACAGTAAGTAAGATTTTCGCCTCTGCCTGAGACCCGACTGGTATGTCGATTCTCCCGAAGGAGCAGCACCACCTGTGTCTCATCACCTTATCCAGCTATATGCCAGAAAGATTATTCAGTCACTCCCTGTTACAACCGCCGTTGCAACAAAAGTATTATAACAAATGGGTTATCACTTGTCAAGCCTCTGCTCGACCATTTTACGGAGTTGAGAAATAGTCTGTTGCATCATCTTAAATAATGTATCTGGATCTTGTGGTTGTTTAAGACCCATTAGATCAATAGATCCAAGAATGTTTTTCTTCATCTCCTTTGCCTCAGGATCATCTGAGAGAGAAATTCGAGTATACATTAAACGTTGTTTCTCTAAAAGATCCTCAAGGTCTTCTATATGTTCGTACTGATCATCCAGATTAAGGTGTGGAAATTTCATCGCATCTTTCATTATCTTTTCTTGTAGTTCATTAATCTCTACAAGACCTGCACGAACTTGTGGGCTTTTTAAGAAACTCATAGGACTTTCTCTTTCAGTATTTTTTTATAACGAGGTACACTAATATTTAGGAAAGATTTGTATTTTTTCATCTTCAAGGAAACCGTACTCCAAATAGGATCTACTAATTTTTTATCAAATTCTTTACCAAA